ATAAGGGACAAAAAAGGCCAGATAGTCAGGGGTAAACCACAGATAACCGCTTACCCGCGTGATAACCGTGATGTAGATATGGCCGCCTATTTCAGGGATTTGATCTCATACCTGCTGTATATCAATAGCTACGACATAATCGAGGACCGTGCGCTGACCGATTCGTTGTGTGGTGGTATCGGGTGGATGGAATGTTTATGGAACCCGCGTCTTCAGAACCGGCAGGGTGAGGTAGAGATACTATACTCCGATCCGATAGACGTGCTATTCGACCCGGAATCTATTATGCCGGACTATAGCGATGCTGAATACGTCATGAAGAACCTGGAATTACCGATGGATACGGTATTACGCCTCTTCCCCGGTTATGAAGACGAGTTGCTGACTGGTATGAGTGATAAACCGATAAGCTCCACCCGTGAGAGTGGTGATTACGTCCGTAACTTCGACGATCAAGGCCGTGCGATCATCCGTGAGGACCGTATTGGGTTGATGGAACTCTGGTATAAGGAATACGGCACATGGGCGATGNTGCAGTACATGGGCACTGACCCCGACCAGGCGACGGAGGAGCGGATAGTATGGGAGGAGATAGACGACGACGGTGATGTCCGACCTGCGCTTGTAGCACGTCCTGACTACGACCTGGTAGAAATCCAGGATTCACGGATAAAGATACTTACTGTGGCCGGTAAGGTACTGGTACAGGAAGAGTATTCGGAATATGCACATAACCAATTCCCGCTTATACCTATCGTGGGTATCCCCACAGAAACGGGCTACCCCACATCACAGGGTGAGCAGGTGAAGGAAATCCAGAAGATAAACAACATGCTCTACTCGATGCTGGTATCGTCCTTAACCTCCATGAACAACCCGGTGACTATACTCGCTAANGGGTTNGTGGATAAGGACATGATAAAGAAGATCGAGCAGGAAGGCGCTCATCCGGGTGCTGTATGGGTGGCTCGAGCACCGTTATCAGAAGCCATCCGCAGGGAACCGGGAGTGCCTATCGACCAGTCAATGCAGATAGTCATGCAATGGCTGGATTCCAAGATAGCGAGGCTGTTCGGGGTTAGAGGCTCACTACGTGGTGAACGTGAGCCGGGTGTTAAGTCAGGACGTATGCTACAGATGCTCATATCACAGGCGTCGGGGTCGTTATCCAGTGATACACTCCCGATAACAGCGGCACGCAGGCAGTTAGGCCGTCAGATAGTATCCAATATCCAGCAGTTCTATCAACCAAATCGCGCGGTACGTGTTGTGGGTCAAGACCGTGCTCGCGCTATAGCATTCGCTGAGAGTGTACCACAGGACCTCAAAGTGGGTCAGATGGATATCATAGTGGGCGATTCCACTTCACAGCCCGCTAATCGGTTGGAAGAGTTCAGTTTTCTATTAGAGATCAACAACGTCCTCGCGCAGCAGGGCATGGCTATCGATTACGAGACCCTGATCGAAGCCGCACCGCTGACCAACAAGGACGTTATTTTACAGCGCTTGAGAGAGCGCGAGCAGCGAGCGATGGAGGCGGCCCAACCTGGGCAGGGTCAACCCGTCGCTGGGGGTGGCAACAATGCCGGGGAGCGTTTCAACACGTCCGACATTGGGGGACCCCGGAGATTCTAAAACCAGGCTGGCCGGGGAGCGTTCTAACACGTCCGACCATCCGACAGAACCCGAAGGGGGGAATTGCTAATGGGCAGGCCAGAAAAGGTAAACATGGACCAGTGGGACAACGAGCCGGGTGAAGTGGTATCCAGCCCGAACGCGCCCGCTGGTGCAGGTGCCGATCAGGCTCCAGCAGCAGGCGGTGTAGAAGGACAAGTGACGGATAGTGCGGATGAGTTCGGGTATTCCACAGAGGGCGGGCCGCCTCCTGAAACGCCCGTGGGAGACCTTGATGGTGGTGAGCCGATGGAATTACCGGAATCACCGACTGTCGATTCAGACGCACTCATCCAGGATAACGAACGACTCAGGAGAGAGCGTGAGAACCTCCAGCGGTTGGTGGGCGATCAAGGCCGTCGGTTAGGCGATTTTGAGCGCATGCAGCAAATGGGCGCAGGAGCCCAAATCCAACCGCTTGCTGTTGATGAAGACTACTACGAAGAACCGCTCACACGCAGGGATGTGGACCGTATCAAGGGCGAAATCCATCAGGAAAACTTCCTGATGAAGGTACGCGAACGTGATAACGCATTTATCACGGCCAAGAACCTGAACGCAGACGCTATATCTGCTGTCGATCAATTCGCGAAGCTACGCGGGATAGTCAGCAAGAAAGACGCCTATGGTGTGATGGTCTATGAGGGCATCATCAAAGAACCGGAACCGGAGGCCCGGAAACCGGCTTTGAGACCGGCACGAAGGACACCAACCCAGGTCCAGGGCAAGCGTCGTGCGCCCACAAACCCCACAGTCAACATGGAGCGGTACGAGAGTATGTCAGCAGCAGAACAGGAGGCGGTTATACGCAAGAAGTTCTATCCTGAGTCAGGTTAATCAATTCTGACAAAGGAGAAGTCCAATGGCCTGGAGTATGTCAACTGCTCTGGAGATGGAACATTGGGCGAAGAAACTGCTCAAGCAGTTAAACGACGACATCTGGTTTCGTGACTGGACATCGACGGGTGAGGAAAACATCATCCAGCGTAAAACCGACCTGACAGCGGCACCCGGACACAANATCCATTTCGGGTTGCTGCCCAGGTTGACCGGTGCNGGTAAGACCGGTGATACCAGTCTCGAAGGCAATGAAGAAAGCATGACCTTCTACGGCGATACCGTGTCAGTACAGCAGTATCGACATGCTGTCGTATGGCCTGGTATGTACTACGTCCAGAAGATCCCGTTTGATACTAAGAGTGCAATGAACACCGCACTCCGGATTTGGGCACAGGAGAAGTACGATGGTATCATGTTTTCAGCACTCGAATCTTCGCCTACACACGTTCTTACCGTCGGGGGTACTCTCACAGAATCCTCGATGACACTCACCGATGACGAACTCGACATCGCAACCATCCGCAAACTGCCTTACCTCGCTAAACAACAGCGTATACGGCCTGTAAAGAGCAGGGGACGTGATTACTACGTCCTCCTGATGCACGACCAGGCTTCATTACGGCTGCAACAGCGGGCAAGTACAAACGGTCAAACCTGGTATCAGACGATGCTGTATGCCAGGGAGCGTGACTCGGATAACCCGCTATTCTCAGGAGCAATGGGTATGGTGGGCAGTGCCGCGGGGTCTGTCTTACTGCACACACACGATAACGCGAACCTGAAAGGCTCGACCACAGCGGTCACTCGTGTATGTTACAACCTGCTGCTTGGTGCACAGGCTGGACTATTGGGTGTAGCCGCAGAACCCTGGCTTACCGAGAAGAAGTTCGATTACGGTAACAGGTATGGTCTGGCTACCGGGTTCATGATCGGGTGCAGGAAAGCGCAGTTCGGTACAGCGAGTTCGCTGGACGATTATGGTGTGTATCAGGTGAAATCTGTAGCACCCACGATCTCGTAGTTCTTGTGGTATGGGTGGGGGTTTATGTGGCCTCCACCCACCGAAAAAAGGAGATGAACAAGATGCGTAAAGAAAAGAAACCAGCGAAAATCCCGGTAAAGCGGGTGATGACCGCTAAGGTGCGTGTCCCGCACGAAACGGTAGTGGTGCGCAGCCGTGGTCAGAAAGGCACGAAAAAAGACGTCATCCAGGATTCCGGCCATTGTGGTCATATCCCGGGTGTGGTGAACCTCGACGAGAAAGTGAAGTGGTAGATGCTGGTCTCTGACTATGTGACACGTCTCAAACGCCGGTTGGGTGATTCGGGGACTTACTTCACCACTAACGAGATTGTCGATTACTGCAACGAGGCGCAGCGTGATATCAGTGTACGTCTACGCCCGGCCCTGGTGCCGGAGTTGACTACTGTTCAGACAGGTGATCTTACAGGCTCTACACTGTCACTACCGTCCGATGTCGCACAGCAGGACAGTCTGACGCTTTACAATACCACCAACCGTGATATCGAGGTCACACTGGTAGGCTCTGCACGTGGGGTAAAACGTTTGAAAGAGGTCAATTACCTCTACCGCCCGACCAATAAGCAGTTTACGGGCTATCTGGACAACGACAAGATCTATGTGGAGCCAACCCCTGCTATCACTATGAAGTACCGGTTTCGGTATGTCAAATCGCCAGCAGACCTGACATCATCACAGGAGATGGATCTCGACCCGAGATGGGGAGACCTCGCACTTGATTACGGTCAGTATCAGGCGTTGATGCACGAAAAACGTGAGGGTGAGGGCCAGGTGGCATACCAGAAATACCTGGAGCGTATAGAAAAAGCGAACGGAGGCGGAAAGTGAGACCGCGAGAGATGGTTGGCGGGTTATTAACACTGTTAGGCGATCCCGGTGGTGTGAAACTATCACCAGAAGCGGCACTGCATTACCTCAACAGCGTACAGAACGAGATAGTTGACCTGATCTACCCGTTGATGCCGGAACGGTTTCGGGGTGTTACTACCACCAATGGCGATGGCGCCGTGAATCAGACCATCCCGACGGATTGTTATCACTTAGAACGCCTGACGGTTACTACCTCCAGCAATGAGATAGATTCTACGGAGCTGGGTGACGACCGCTGGAACGCTGTTATCCATAACGCGCTCTACGCGCCATCACT